AAAATATACAATGGTGTAGGAGCAACCCCATCCTTTGATTTAGCACAAATCCAAAGGAGCATATATGCTGATATGGCAGAGATTTATAGTGTAGTGAGTTATGGGGCACACGGAACACTTATAGTAGATGAGGGCACAGACAGTTTAAATGATGGTGCCATCGGTGCTGAGCCGGGGAGCATTGTTAGAGTGCCAGCCGGTATAGGTGAAGCCAGTAACTATGTGTATGAGTTTGTAACGCCGCCATTAACAGCGGTAACAGAAATAAGAGAACTAATAGATCAAAAAATAACAAAAATGACAGAGATCAGCATGATTAGAAGTGATGATCTTATAAAATCCGCAAGAAGCGGTGAACAGTTAGAACAGTATGACAGTAAGTTAGAAGCATTTGTAAGACGTAAAGCACAGAACTTAGAAAACGCAGAATCAAAACTGTTTAACATATGGTTTGATTGGACAAACCAACAAATGCCTACAGACTTTAGTATAAGTTACAACAGGCAATACAGTAAGAAGGCACTACAGCACGAAGTTGCTGAAATAGACAGCCTATTAAAGACTTACCAAGATTTTCAAACAACGTTCATGGGACAAAACCTTGAACCACAAGAATACGCCACAGAAGCAGAAGCAGAAGCAGTGGCAAAAAGTTTAGGCGGTAGCGGAACACATAGTCATGAAAATGAAGATGGAACCGTTATCTATATGCCTTTCGTTACTCATGATGAGTATACAGAAGCAATAGAAGCCGCCATGGAAGCCGCACAAGACGGCAGTTTTGTAGAAGAAATGCGAGACAAAATACGCAATAGACTAAGTTCATTGGTAGAGTCATCTACCACAGACAACGGTTTATAATATTTTGATTTACGACAACTTCTATCGTTAATAAAGGAGAAATAAGATGTCACAAGATACTGACGTTAATACACCAGTTGGAGGTGTTACAATCCAACCAGTAACAGACACTGATGCTGTGGATACAACCACAACAGAGGCTGAAACAACACCCGAGGTTAAAACCTCAAGTGTTCCAACAGTTGAAAACCGTGATGGTAAACTGTTTGTAGACGGAGTTAGAGTTTTCACACGTGATGACACTAACAAAATAGCCGCTAAGGCAAAGAACGATACTGAACAAGGTTTATTGAAAGAACTAAATGTTGATTCATTAAAGCAGGTAAAGACAGTTGTTGAACAACTCCAAACCGCGAATATTGATGATAACCAACAAACAGATCTAAATGTAAATGCTTTGAGAGATGCCGTTAAAAAACGTGAACAAACAGTAGAAGAGTTGCGTAGTGAACTTAACAGAGTAAAAACAGATTTTGTTTTAACTAATCATTTAAGTAAACTACAAAATGAAATGCCAAGCAGTTGGAATGGTGAACAAAAAGGTGCTGTCATTGATTTAATGAAAGCAAGAAACATGTTTGCTATAGAAGGCGAGGACTTTCAACTTAAAAATGGTGATGATTACATTACCACAGATGGTGAAACACCGGATTACAAGTCAGCAGTTGAAATGGTTGGCAAACAAATCGGTTTACCATTTGCTAAAAAAGGAGCATCGGTGTTAGACGTAGACGCAGGTAGCAGTTCGAAGTCCAAGAGCACAGGCGCAGTTATAGACTCGCTCATTTCAAGTGACTCGGAGTATAGAGCCGCATATTTGAACATACGTGAACAAAACAAGACGTTGTTGAGATCGGATATCACAGATAAAATGGTCAAAGACAGGGTCGCAAAAATAAGGGAGTTAAGAAGTTCTTAACTCACGTAATAACTATAATAAAATAAGGAGACATTATGTCAACAAATAGTGCTAACCTATTAAATAAGTTATTCGAAGAAGTCAGTGGTGATCTTATTGCTCATTATGACAACTCAGTCTTGATGCCTTCGAACGAACTTATTTCAAACTCTTACAACTTAGTAGGGGCGGTTGGGAACAAAATGAGAATCCCAGTCACAAACGCATGGACAACAGGAGCAAGCAATATCAATGAATCGGCTGATATTGCTGGCGAAACTGGAGCAGTCCAAGACTTTAATCCAACGGCTATCGACTTAGCAGTAGGCAAAAGAGGTTCATTCTCTTACGTCACAGCAGAGGCTTTAGAAGACGGCGGATTATCAACTGTATCAAACGCAGTTTCATTAAGATTAGCAAGAAGTATTGCTCAAGGCACAGATATATCTGCGTTTAAATACATGCTAAACAACACAGATACAGCACCGGCAACGGCGGCAGTATTAGATGGTTCAACAGGATCTAACGTAGAACTTGTTAACACAATCACGGGCTCACAAGATATTTGCCCAGTTTTCTCACCCGAGGCTATGGCTTACGCGGTTAAGAGACAGCCGGAGTTAAAAATGTGGGAAGATGTAAAACTGGATCAAACTTCTATGGTAGCGACCATGAGGAACGGGTTTGCTCAAATCGACAAAAGTTTTATCAAAGCAGTAGCAGGTAATACAGCAGTCGGAGCCTCAGCACAAAAGGCCACATTAGCAGACTTTGGTATTGCTGTAGCAAAACTAAGATCAGCAAACGCACCAACAGATGCGGCTGGAATGTATTTTTCAGCAATATCTCCTGCGGTTGAACTACAACTTGTAGATCAAATAACTCATATCGCCAACGGTGGAACAGTAGGTTCACTTAGTGCGACAGGAGACAGAGTGTTAATGGATGCTCTTATTGGTCAAGCAGTTGGAGTCCGTTTCTTAAGAAGTAACAATATCGTTAAAAACGTAGCGGCATCATAAGGTAGGGAGTAGTTATGGCATTTGTAACAAACGTAAACAGTAATGTAATAGCATACTGCGATGCGGCGGATATCAAAGACAAAGATCAAAGGGTTTTCGAATCCAATGAGATTAACTTTGCTGACGCACCGTCGACGCCAACTACTCTTGATGAATATTTAGAAGACCTTTCTATCAAAGCATTCGCAAGAATCAATGAAAAGATTCGAGCAAGTGCTAAATGGAGAAGTTATTTGGGTTATACGAATAATACAGCCTTAACTGGCAATACTATTCCGCCAATCAACGCAGACAGAATAGTAGCAAGACAATCCGATGTGACTGATCTTGCTACATATTATGTGCTCAAAGAATACCTTCTACCCAAAGTAGCAGATTTTGGAGATGATCTTAACAGTGAAGTCCAAAAAATCAGTTATTACAGTTCTAAGTTTGAAGATTTATTCAACGAACTATTGGACATGATGGATTGGTATGACGCAGAGGGAGATGGCTTAGATGCTGATGATAAAATGGTATCATTTAGAACTAACCGTAGAACTCGTAGCAAAAGAAATATAACAAGAGTAAGATAATGGCGTATAGATCAACTTTATTAACTAATCTACAAACAAACTTGGCAACTGGTAACATAAGTGTTAGCACTGAGTTACCTTATACTGCTGGTAGTGACACACTCAACATCAAAAATATGAAAACTTTGTATTTAGATCAAGATAATGAAACTATCACGCAAAACCAACAGTTTTTAGATAATGGTAGTGTAGATCAAAAAGAAACTACGATTAATGCTTATGTTAGTGTAGATGCTAAAAATCCCCCGGCCGATTTGGATACTCGTATCGCAAGTATTCAAAATGCCAAAAGTAGTGTGGCAAATGTTTTTGTAAGAGAATGTGAGACCACTACTGAAATAGAAAGCGATATTTTAACTTATACTTTTGAGTATAGGTTTGTAACAATATAAGAAAAGGAGAACCCAATGGGCGTAATAAATGTAAGTGGATCAACAGTTGAAGCAACTGTTGTTATTAGTGATAAAGGCAGTAGTTATAGTGCCTCTACATCACTTACTTTGTTAAATCTCAACGACATTTCTTTAACAAATACACAAGGAACATTTAGGTATAGTTGTCTTGACACTCAAAGTGAAAAGGTTGTAACAACTGTAGCAACAAATAGTGTTGCCTTAAATCTTGTTATCGATGAAGACCAGTTCTTTGGAACAGGTAGTGGCACAAGTCCAATCATCGAAAAAGGATTATTTGGAACAAGTAATGAAAAGACAGAAATCGACTTTAGAATATATTTCGAAGGTATTACTGTCACAGGAAACAAATACATCGATGGAACAGGGTTTATTACTGGGTTAACACCTACAGTAAATCCGGGGTCACCTTTATGGGTAACACCAGTAACTATCGAAGTAAATGGAGAGTTAACAGAGGGAGCGATTAGTTAATAACTAATAACACCACGTTAAAAAACTTAGTGCTACTCAGCAATGGGTAGCACACTTTATACAGGAGTTCAGTAATGGAACATAAATGGTTAAGACTATACAAGAACGATGTGTGGACAGGTAGAGAAGACCGTATGGTTACTCTTGCTGACGGCAGTGAACATAGTATAGATGATTTAGCAAAACAACACGGCTTAGACTTGCCGGATAGCGGTGCGAAACCAAAGTCAAAAAGCAAAAAAACAATAAATACAGTTGTAGATATACAGGAGAAAGGACATGAAGATATGGAAGGATCACTCGACAGCAGAGATACTGAAGAGCATGATGGAGGAGACAGCGAAGACTAAAAACGAACTTCGTTGTGCCCAAAAAGATTTAGAGAAAGCAAATAACAGATTAAGTTTCTGTTTGAGTGCTTTAAACCACTTAACTCAAGGAGATATACAGAATGAAACTAAGTGAAATAGCAACAAAACCAAAACTAAACAAAATAGTTTTAGATAAAGAAGAAATAGTGTCAGTATATGGAGAGCCATTAGAGTTTTACATATATGACAGACAACCCCTCGAAGTTTTTGGAAGATTAGCAAATGCTGAGAAAGAAAACTTTGCCGATGTAGCCAACCTAATGAAAGACTTAATCCTCGATGAAGAGGGCAATAAAGTTATGGACGAAGATAGGCAGTTACCATTTGATGTTTTAGTAGAAACAATGGCAAAGGTAAGTGAACATTTGGGGAAGTAACTAACCACATTGTTAGGCCGGGGGATAGTGATACAAACTTTATCCTAATGTTGGATACACTTGCTACAAGATACAGCAAGTTACCCAGCGAAGTGTTGCGTAAAGGTGATAGTTTTGATTTAAGTGTTATGGACGTAGCACTTACATATGAAAAGTATCAAAGAGACAAAGAAGGCGGAAGTATAGATACAAATATGTATGATATGGACGCACTAAAACAAACGGCAGAAAAGGCAAAAGAGAATCATGAAAATAGACAGCAGAGTATTCAACAAAAGAATGGGAAAACTTAAACAAGTCCCCGATCAGTTGTTAAAGAATGCTGAAACAGAACTCAAAGCCAACACTCCAATACAGAGTGGTAATGCCCGTAATAAAACAAAGTTACGTGGAAATAAGATTCAAAGTAACTATCCTTACGCAGGTAGATTAGATAGTGGTTGGAGTAAACAGGCACCAAAAGGTTTTACAGAACCTACTATAGAGTTTATGGATAAGAATGTGGATAAACTTATAAAGAGAATATAATGGCAAAAGACATTAAAGTAGCATTAGAGTTAGATAATAAACAGTTTAATCAAGGTATAAAGCAAAGCACTACCGAAGTTAATCAGTTTGGAGCAAACAGTAAAAAGCAAATGGCCGCAGTTGCTTTAGCAGTTGCTGGTGCCACTGCCGCTTTTGCTGGTTTAAGAAAAGGATTGGGTGTTGCTGGAGAGTTTCAAGACCTAACAAGTAGTTTAACAACATTGTTTGGTAGTGTGGACGCAGGTGCGGCGGCATTTGATAGGGTCACAGACATAGCAAGTAAGACTCAGTTCCAAGTTCAAGACATAACTAAGGCATTTATTGCCTTAAAAGGCTCCGGTATAGAGCCTACTGAAGACAT